TACTTCCAATTGATTGGTACAAAAAAACAGTTGACGAACTAGTTAAGCCAGAGTATACTATGGATTGGGAAGGTCTTAGATCAAGAATAAAAACCTACGGACTAAGGCACTCTACCTTAACCGCCATAATGCCTTGTGAGTCATCTAGCGTCATCCAGAACAGCACTAATGGCATAGAGCCTGTCAGGAGCCTAATGTCTTACAAGAAGGCTAAGAATGGCATTTTAAAACAGATAGTGCCAAACTATATGTCGCGTAAAAACTACTATACTTTAGCTTGGGAAATGCAGAATAATAATGCCATAATAAATATATCAGCAGTACTTCAAAAATTTGTTGACATGGGCATAAGTACGAATTTGTATTATAACTATTCTCATTATCCAGAAGGAAATATCCCCTTGAGTATTTTAATCAAAGATCAATTATATGGGTATAAATATGGTATAAAGAACTTTTATTATTGCAATACGCCCGACTCTGATGGGAATACAGAGAAAGACATGTTGTCTGAAACTTGTTCTGGAGGGTCGTGTGCAATCTAATATAAAAGACTCATCAACGGGACACAGAGGAATTTCATGGAATAAAAAGAGACAAAGTGGCAAGCAAGAATACAAATAGATGGTAAAAGAAAAGAATTGGGATTTTTTACAAATATTAATGACGCTATAATTAGAAGAAAACAATATGAAGTCCATACTAAACAAACATAACGTTGATTACATGGCCCAGCCACTATTCTTAGGCGAAGACCTGTCTCTACAAAGATATGACAAGTTTAAATATCCTGTATTTTTTGATCTCTTTAAGAAGCAAATGGAATTCTTTTGGAGGCCAGAAGAAATTGAACTAAAAAAAGATAGAAATGATTTCAAGAATGACGATGTAATGTCAGATAATGAACGTTTTATCTTTACAGCTAATTTGAAATATCAAACTATGATGGATAGCGTTATTTGTCGCGGGGTTCCAACATTACTAGAATATGTGTCTAATCCAGAACTAGAAGCATGTATGAATGTGTGGCAATTTTTTGAGCAAATCCATAGTTATAGCTACACGTATATTATTAAAAACGTGTATAGCAACCCAAGCGATATTCTTGATAGCTGTTTAACAGATAAAGAAATTCTTAAACGAGCCAACGTCGCTATCAAGGAGTACAATGCTCTCAGAGAATTAAAAAAGTCTGGAACAACGAAAGACATTAAGAAACAAATATACTTAACGCTAGTTAGTGTAAATATACTTGAAGCTGTTCGTTTTTATGTTTCATTTATATGTGCCTTTGCTTTTGCAGAGAACAAGAAAATGATTGGAAATGCTGATATAATTAAGCTCATTAAAAGAGATGAAGCTTTACATCTATATAATACCCAAGAAATTCTTAAGATTTTACACACCGTCCCAGAAGAGGGATTCGTTAAAATAGCAGAAGAATGCCAAGAAGATGCTATCAAAATGTTTGAATCAGCAGCGGTAGAAGAAAAAGCTTGGTCAGAGTATCTATTCAAAGACGGGTCTATTATCGGACTTAACGAAAGAGTTATGGCTCAATATGTAGATTGGCTTTGTATGACTAGAAGAAAAAATATAGGTCTACCATATGATAAGGGTTGTAAAAATCCAATCTCTGGATGGACTGATCCTTGGATGAATAGTGAAGCCGTACAAGTTGCACCACAAGAGCATGAAATAACTTCATATAAAATTGGTGCAAGTAAGAATGATCTTGAAGATATTGATTTAGGAGGATATAATCTATGATAAGCGTTAAGCTACTTGAAAATAATGCCAAAATGCCCACAAGAGCTAACGTTAATGATGCTGGTTGGGATTTATATTCCACCGTTGATATTGTCATTCCATCAAAACAACGCAATACTGTCAAGACGGGGATAGCACTTGAGATACCAGAAAGTATGGCTGGTTTAATTTGGCCACGTTCTGGACTGTCTGTTAAACAGGGAATTGACGTACTAGCTGGAGTTGTAGACTCTGGCTATAGAGGAGAAATCATGGTTTGTTTATACAACACTTCTGATGAAGACGTATCGATAAGTCATGGGGATAGAATCGCGCAGATTATATTCCAAGAGATTCCTCGCATCGTGATGATTAATCAAGAAGAGCTAGGCTCCTCGCAACGAGGAGACAAAGGATTTGGAAGTTCTGGAATTTAAATTCCATAAGGTGGATATGTGAAGGGGAATGTAGTTTGGCGTATATTTGCAATCAATTCCTTCAAGGGGCCGTTAGTTCTAAAGTCTTTTTGAGGACATGGTAAGATCTATCGGTGGTGTCAAACTAAACCCCAATGTCATAACGGAGAACCACATGGCAGCACAGAGGTACAGAGACAATGCGAAAAAATATAAAAAAGACAAACAGACACCCAAACCAAATGTATTAGAAGCTAAAACAGAAAACCAAAAATATTACATTAGATCTATAATAGAAAATGATATTACATTCTGCACTGGGCCTTCTGGTACAGGCAAATCTTTTATAGCTGCTGGTATTGCGTCTGATCATATTCAGAAAGATAAGATAGATTCTATTATTGTTACTAGACCTTTAGTATGCACCGGTAAAGACATTGGATCATTGCCGGGAGAATTAAGTGATAAAATTAAACCTTATCTGGCACCAATGGAGGAAAATCTCAAGTATTTTCTAGGAAGAGATAAATTTGGATTATATTATAATACTAGAAGAATTCGCTTTGAACCATTAGAAACAATGAGAGGGGCAACCTTTCATAATGCTTATATGATTCTTGACGAAGCTCAGAATTGTACTCTTGACCAAATCAAGATGTTTATTACAAGAATGGGTGATAATTCAAAAGTAATTATAAATGGTGATACTAAACAAACAGACCTATACAGAGATAGTGGATTATATTGCTGTATAGAAAAACTTGCTGGATTGCAAGGTATAGGAATCTGCACTTTAGATTACCAAGATATCCAGAGAAATGGTATAATAGGAAGGGTCTTAATGGCTTTAGAATCATAAGGAATTAATATGTTGTATGATTATTATTGTAATGAATGTCATAATGAGTTAAAGGATGTTAAGCAGTCTATTACGGAGGATGCTCTTATTAAATGTCCAAGTTGTGGGAAAAGGGGCTTGGAGAGAGTAATATATGGTGGACTAGGCTGCTTCGTCAAGGACGCTAAAACTTTAGGACAGATTGGCGATAAAAACTGGGCAAATATGGGTCATTATAAAAGATCCGAAATAGAAATGGCCGCAAAGGAGAAGAGCGAGAAGGAAACTCCTTACTTTTCTTCTTTCGGCACAACGACTCCAGCTAATAGGAATCAAATTAACAAAATGACACCGGCACAAAAAAAGAAATATATTATGAGAGGCGACACATGAAATTTATAGAAAGTTTTAAGCAAGAAGATTTTGTTAAACCGTTCGAAGCAATGATGGTTGATAGGTCTGGAAAGAATACTGATGACGAAAAAAAAGCTTTTGCAAAATCTATTATTATTGATATTGGAAATGCGAATCAAACCAAATATTTTGTTAGAACGCATAACAATGTTCCATATGATCCTAATGGCCCATACAGCCACAGAGAAACATATCTTAGAACAGAATTAAAGTCAGTATCAAAGCAAACATTTGAAAGCTATATTTCATACCTGCAAACAAAAAATCAATTACACATGACCAAGGCTCAAAGGAGTTTTATCAATGGCTAATAAAAAAGGACCGTTAAGTAAAGTTGAATCTTTTTATGTTGACGCTCAAGTTAAACTTGGAACAAGCGTAGAGGGTATCGCTACTGATTTAAATAGACCACAATCATCAGTAGAAAGCTATATAGCAAAAGCTGCAAAAAATAATAAGACTTTAACAAGTGATCAATTTGCTAGACAAAGCGGCACCACAGTGATGACAGAAAATGCTTCTAGCATGATTGATGCTAGGAGAAAAAAACTTCCAATGCCCCCCAAAACTATGTCCTGTGTAACTAAAATTAAAAATGATAACTAAGGCTCTTGTTAGTTTTGCAGAAGGTCAAGATTATAGAAATTTACTAAATGTTGCAATACCCAGCTTTTACAACTATTCAAATTTGCATAATAGATTAAAAATAATGAAAGAATGGGCATGTCAAGAATAGCTGTACTAACTAGTGTTTCTTCTAATATATCTGAACTCGCACAATTAACAATGCCGAATAAGTTAGAATATTGTTTAAAACATGATTATTCGCTAGTTATAGTAAATCAAAAATATGAAGAAGCTGTTGATAGACCGCACTCACTTATACATTTATTTGACGAATATGATATTGTATGGACGCTTGATGCCGATGCTATTATTACTAATATGAATGTTCCATTCCATACATTAGAATGCATAGGAAATAATATAACGGTGTGTGAAGAGGGTATGGTATATTGGAATAGAATTAATTGTGGATCCATGATTATGAAAAATACTTTAAAAACAAAAACACTATTACAATTAATCAGTGTCTATAAACATCAATGGGAAAATTTACCAGCATCATGGCAAAGTTGGTTAGGAATAAATGCTGAATTTTTAGGTGATATGCTCACTGTAGCACCTGTTGGATCTTTTAATTCTGTAGAATGGAATTTACCAGCAAATTCTGCACAGTGGGGTCCACCGGGAAATAATTGGAGAAGCGGACACTTGGTATATCACCCATGTAGTATTTTTCCAAAAGAAGAACGTATTGAATATTTAAAAAATGCCCTTCAAAATAAAGTACTAAGATAATGATAAATTTCATAACATCTCACAGCGGATGGCTAGCAGAGTATCACAAAGATAAATATAAAATATGGATTAGGGCGACCTTATCCAATAATATAGAATACTATCTCCCAGACCATAATAATTGGATAGAATTGAAAGATCTGTGCGACACTAATAAATTGAAAGTAAACAAACTTGGATTACAGTACAGGTCACACTTTGTTGAGATTGACACAGGTGATACCGATGGTGTATACTTAGTGCGCTCACTGGTTGGGAGAATGGGAGAAAATAGCAAACAATCCATAACTATTGGAAAAGTTTATGGAAACACTGTTAAAAAGACGATGTGGGTTACTCCAGAGCTAGTTGAAGATTTGTCAGATGAAGATCCAATTGAAAATTGTTTTATGGAAGCATTGATATTATATGGCAAAGAAGAAAACAAATAAACCAGAGTTATTCAACAAAGATTATCAAAAAGAATGGTCAGAAACTCATAAGTACAAACATATTCATACTGGTGAACATTGTACTTTTGAAGCTTATGTTGCTGAATATATAGTTTTGAGAAGGGCTGAAAAGCTCAACGATGGAAAACCATCATATAAATTTTGGACAAAAGGTGATCCCCTGCACTGGTTGTGGAAAAAGCAACACGGTGCAGCTTTGCAGCTTAAAAAGAAATATAGCGAGGAAGCTATACTATCAGCTATAAAGTCAAAAGATTTTGATAGACTACTTGTGTTAGGAGTCCAGAACGGACGAGGATATAAAATAAACCCAGAAGCTGAAAAAGTCATAGCCAAACATCAAAGATATATAGATGAACAGAAAAACAAACCAATAGTGAATCTAGAGCAAGAAATTGAAGAAAAGAAGCTTGAAACCAGAGCTACCCAGAGCTATAATAAAGGAAAGAAACCAACCATCAGTCAATTGAGGAATCTATGAGTAAAGTGAAGAAGGCAAGCAAATTTACAACAGACTTGGTAAGCAGCAATATCGTTAATAAATATGGCGATGTGGTTAGAAGTGGAACAGAAGTTTTAGAGAATATCAATAATCTTAACATCATTGGTATATCACCAGCGTTGGACATTGCTTTAGGTGGAGGTTTACGTGAGGGTTCTGTAGTTGTGATGACGGGCGATCCTAAGAGTGGTAAGACTACGACAGCACTACATTTTGCAGCTAAATGCCAACAAAAGAACAAAAGAGTAATCTATATAAATACAGAAGGTAGACTATCTAAACAAAACTTTATTGGAATTAAAGATCTTAATTCTGACAATATTCTAATTATTGAATCAACAGATGAAAGGATTCTATCAGCAGAAGACTTCCTAAATATTACTGAAAGCTATATCAATAATGATCCCGGTTGCCTTATCATAGCAGACTCGCTATCTAATATGGTTCCAGCAGTTGAACTTGAGGGTGAGGTTAGAACAGGCGTTAGAAATGCTCTACCGCGACTTCTCTCCATGTTTTTCAAGAGAATTAGCGGTACTCTCATGAAGAATAAGACTATCCTAGTTTGTATTACTCATAATATTGCTAACACTGGTGGCTCACCATATGCTCCACAGAAGATGGCAGACTGTGGTAATATGTTACAATATCAAGCTGGAACAAACATGGTTATTACCCACAGAGGAAAGTGGCAAGTTCCTAAAGACACTGGCCCTCACGTTGGTCAGATTGCAAATTGGAATATTAAAACTTCTTGTGCTGGTGGAAGGCCCAATAGTACGGCAGAAAGTTGGATTAAATATGGCGTTGGCATTGATGAAGTTCAAGAAATCATCCACATTGCTTGTGAATTTAGACTTATAAAAGCTGCTGGTGCTTGGTATACCGTCCAGTGTGCGGTAGATGATCTTAGTAATCCAGTAATTAATGAAATACTAGAAGAAAACAAGGTAGCAAAGACTCCAGAGGATATTGAAAGGTTTTTTAAATTCCAAGGTGTTAATGCGGTTGCAGATTTCTTAAATAATAACCCTAAGATGGCATCCTTTGTTTACGAAAAGATCAAGGAGCTACATTGAAAGTTAAAGGAATTAATGGCAAGGAATATGTTTGGAATCTAACCAAGTATGATATATTTTATGACGATACTCGCAAAAGATCAAAGTATCATCTTCGTGCCAGAAGTTTACTGAAAGAAATTTTCCATAGCTATAGAATACTTGAGGAAGTAAAGCTACCGGGAAGTACTGCTTTACATAGAAAATCTGTTCTCTACCTTGACTTCTACATTCCATCAACTAAGATGGCATTTGAAGTTCATGGCGAACAGCACTACGAGTACTGCCCATTCTTCCATAAAAGCAAGGCTGATTTTCTCAAGGCAAAAGCCCGCGATGAAGATAAAATAGAGTGGTGCGAACTCAACGAGATACAAATTGTAACCTTAAAATTTTCAGAAAGTGACCATGAGTGGCGAGAACATATTAAAGGCATCTGAAAAGTTGTCAGAGCATTTAAATCTAATTAACGCATATATTGATCTTAGTAATACAAAATTTTCCTCATTTAGAGAAGAATATTTACTGGTTGCTAATCTTTCGTCTGATGAACTTAAAAAGTTAACTCAGCAGGAAACGTTTGATACAGCATATTTATTGTATGGTTATGCAACCTACATACAGGATGAAATAAATAAAAATAAGATAGCTCTTAGTTGGTGCAATGATCAGTTGGAAAAACTCGTTGTTGCTCACAATGACGAGTTCGGTCAATATACCAAACACGAAGTTAAACGACAGATCATAATAAAAGATAATAATTATGCGGCATCTGTAGATAGGATGCGTGAAGTTGCGGAGTCAAGACTTCAAGCACTGGATGGCAAAGTATACGAACTTAAACGTAAAGCAGACATTCTATTAGAAAAAGCTAAGAGGATATAAATGGATCTTAATAATTTTTTTAATTCACTAAGTGACGAACAAAAGAAGCAATTGGCTGGAGCTTTACTAAGTTCTGTAGAATCAGAAAATCCTCCAGTTAAAAAAGAAACGAAGTCAAAAATAAAAAAACAAACAAAACCAAAA